TGTGGTTTCTGCACGCAGTTTTTGTGACTCCTCATACTCACGTCCCGACATCGGAGAAACATTTGCCCATACGGCATACTCATTCAAAGAAAGTTGATGTGAATACAGCTGTCCGCCGCCTGCCGATTTCCATACTGCGTTGCCTTTGTTATCTGTCAGCACATACACAGAAGTTTCAGCGGCATTAATGTCACTGCTTAATTTAGGTTTGAACGGAATCCACACAGGCACATTTTCATTCATTGAATTTAATCTTTTATCAAGCGGTTTCAAAAATATAACCCGATGACGCAGTTTTGAAAAGTCCATTAAAATGCCGCCTTTCTGTATGGTCTCAGCAATGTATAAAATATACTCGGCACGCCGTTTTTAGTTCCGTCACGCTGTTCAAAGAAATATCCTATACACACAAGCATAGCTTGTTTATAGCTTTCCGGCAGTTCGTCAGGCATTGCAAGACGTGTATAATTTTCGCACATTTCTTCTGCTAAGAGAATGAGTATTCGGAGATAGTCGTCCTCTGCGTCGGAATCCAAATGCAGATACTGTTTAACCTCTTCAATCGTCAGCATTTTCTTCTTCCTCCGTTTTAGACTGCACTGTTTTAGATTTAGTGTCCCTTCTTGTTGTTTTTGTGTCCCTTACTTCTTCCGCAAATCCGCACTGAACCAAATCTTCGCCTATTTTCTTTTCAACATCAACAGTCTGACCTTCAGAAAAACTGAAAGTCAAACCCGAGCATGAAGTTGTTATCTTTATTTTCATTTTACCCTCCTATTATTTCATCTGAACAGTCTTAACCGATTCAGGCAATATCAGCTTTCCGTCCAATCTTTGGAATACACGGAAACCGACTTGTCCGTTCTTTGCAAAAAGTTCATTCAATCTTTGGAACGAACGTCCTTGTCTGTCAGCCACCCAATAATATGATAAATCACCAAACAGCAATATCTTATTGCCGGACTCTATCTCAGGCATATATGCAGAAGTATGTATCGGACGGTTAAGAATTGTATCCGGCTGTCCCGCCTGCAGACCCGGCTGCCATAAATACTGACCGTTACTGTCTTTAAGTTTTCTTATAGCCTTTATTGTACTGTCGCTTGACATAAATACGGCATTCTTTCGATACGGTGTTCTAAGACTGTGATATAGGTCAATTATTTCATCTGTCGTAATTGCATTTGACGCAGCAGACGTAACCCCTACTTCAGCCGTATTTAACACACCTGTCGGTTTTCCTGTACCGTTGCCGTTGATAAATGCCAATTCCTCTGCCGCACCCATTCTTCTTGCAAATTCCGATGATATGTATGTTTCAAG